AGTGGTGATCGGCTGCGAATCCTTGAGCCGATCCTTCAGCCTGCGGTCGGTCACACCGCTGTAATCACCCTCTGCAATGCGAGCGTTGGCCAGCCCAAGCTGGATAAAGGTCAACGGCTGCGGTTGATCCGTCTTCGCGTTCTGCAGCTTGTTGAAGGTCGAATCACGGACAGCGGGAAAGCCTGCCTGCTCACCCCACTCGTGAAGGGTGCTGTGAATCCAGCCATTGCGATTGCACCAGGCCGTCAACGTGCGACCAAAGCGCTGGCGTGTGGCTAGCGGTGGATGGCTGTAGCGGTCGTGATCCAAGAGAGAGGCTTCGCTAGCGGCTAGCCTAACCCTAGGGACTGGCAGCCGCTTCACCGGCCCTAAGTCGCACGTCCTGCACCACTCCATCGCTCACGACGACCCGTTCCACCCACTGCGACACCAGCCGCCGTGTTTGCTCTGGTGTCTTGGTCATCTCCGCCCACAGCTCCGGCTGATCCAACGCTTCCAGCGCATCGGACAGCGTGAAGCGGCTACCGCCATCACTCACGCACTCCTGCAAAAGCGTGCTTAGGCGCTCCTCCTTGCGCTCAATCACCTCCACTAGATCCGCATCGTCCAGCAACCTCAAGTCACTGATCTGACTCTGCAGCTGCTTGATCTCTGGACTGAGCCGCTGCTTAAGCCGCAGCTCATCTACCACGCTTCCATAGGCCAGCAGCTCCCGTTTATCCCACAAGCGCTTGAGCACGGCATCAATCACCGTTTGCTCCTTGATCCCTTTGTGCGGCCGAACCGGGCAGATCTCATGCGTGCAGCGCAAATAGGTCGCTCGTGCCTTGCGCGGCTCGTGGTAATGCATCAACCCACCGCAGTGCCCGCAATACACCAGGCCAGTCAGCACGCGGCTACGGCGCTTGCGCATTGGAGTGGCTGCCCTCACCCGCAGGGACTGCATCACCTGCTCAATCTCAACCTGCTCCTCTGGTGTGATCAGAGCTGGGTGGGTATTGGGGTGGACTTGATCGACTTTGCCCGGCTTGTTGATGTTCCGGCTTTTGTTGCCTTCTGCATCGAACGTCCAATGACATGTCCCGTAGACACGGTTACCTGCAATCGCTGGATTCAGCAGCCATCGGCGTAGGCCTTCCAAGCTGCGAAAGGCTGAGCCGCATTTCTTGTACTGAAAATCAAACGCGTCGCGCAGGCTGCCGCTCTGCAAGAAGCACTCCACGATCTGCCTTGCAATTGGCGCTGTTTTAGGGTCCAGCTCGTAATTCAGCTTCCCCTCGGTGTATCGATAGCCAAAGGGTGGTTTGGCTGATTGCGGCTTAAGTTGCTTGCGCGCATACATATGCCCGTGATGCACCCGCTCACCAATCAGCTCTGATTCCATCTGCGCCATGCCCATCAGCAAATTGGCGTAGAAGCGGCCCATGGCCGTCGACAAATCAATCGACTGATCAAGGCAGATCAGGTTCGGCCAATCGTCTTGGTTAAACAGACGCAGCAGCTTCCCGCCATGCACCGTGGACCGGCTCATGCGGTCCATGCGTGTGCAAAGCACGGTGTTAAGCAGCCCTTGCCTGCAGCTTTCCAGCAACCGCTTCAGCTCAGGCCGGTCGTCACGGGTGCCAGAGGCCACATCAACAAACTCAACCACCGGCTCACCGAGCTTGGCGGCTTGCTCACGCAGGCGGCTGATTTGCTGCTCTAGGGCGTGGGCTTGATCGTCGCTTTCCGTGCTGACTCGGGCGTAGATCGCCGTCGTCATCGTTTGAATTCGCTTAAGGCTATTCTGTGGCTACAGGCCTAGCCTTGCCAAAGCAGGTTGGCCTTCAACCACAGCCGAAAAGCCGCATGAACGCTGCAATCTCAGAGCCGACCGCCCAGCCGATTACCCGCAGCACACTGCTCGAACTGCTCAGCAGCCAAGGCCAAGTCCAAGAAAACCTGGGAGCCGGCCTTAGGGAGGCCTGCATGTGCCTGCAGGACGCCCGAACCTTCTACGACCTCCCTGCGGTCCTGGAAGAGCCCTTAGACCGCTTCCGCTGGCATCTGGACCAGGCCTTCGCGGCGTTGGAGGATGCCCGCGAGCTGATCTGATCAGGAGCTCAATCGAATTGCCATTGGCCCTAGGGAATAACGCCCCTAGGGCTTTTTGCTGTGGCTAGGCGCTGCAGATACGCCTCAGTTGAATTGCTTCGCGCTAGCGCAGTCTATGGTCTTAATACGCGCTAGTCCCGTTTTGCGACGGCTAGCCACCGCATCCCGATCATGACCGCAAACCTGTCCTATCTCTCGCGCCGACCACAACGACTCACGATCACCGTTTCCCATTCCGTCGCTCAGCACCTGATTGAGCAGAGCAACGACCAAGGTCGATCCATCAGCAACCTGGCGGCTTACCTGCTGGAGCGGGCGCTGACAGACCCTGATTGCGGCCCGCCGATCAAGAAGCGCTGGCCTGGCAAAGACTGATGAGTTGGCCCCGCAAGGGGCTTTTTTAGTGCCTGTTGCGACCAGTCCAGCGAAGGGTCGCAAGGGACTTAGCGGCTAGCGCTGATATGCCTTGTCTTTGCGGCTAGCTGTCGCTAGCTTCTGCACCGATCCGTTCAAATCCGTGCAAAACGGTGCAGATCGGTTCAAGCGCGTTCAAATCCGTTCAAATCGGTGATGCCCCGAATCAACCTCACAGTGCAGCCCGAGCTGTACGACTACATTTTGAAACACAAGCCCAAAGCCCTGTCAGTGCCTGCGTTCTGCAGTCTCTTGATTGAGCAGTCGGCCTGTGAACCTCTTGACAACCCGATTACTCTGGGAGAACCGAGCGCAGCCGGGTCTCCCTCTACTTCTTATTCTTCTTCTAAAGAAGAAGAATTAACAACTAAAACCAATAAAACCAATACGCGTGTGCGCGCACGCGAGGCTGACCCGTTTAAGGCCAAGGCCATCAGCGTTGATTTGGTGCCTGTCGACCTGCTCGATTGCCAGCAGTTGCTGCCCGAGTTTTGGGCCGTCAAGAAGGGAACGCGCTCTGAGGGCGTCTGGAACCGCGTTTGCGGCAAGCTGCGTGGGTGGACACCTGAACAACGCCGCGAGGCCCTTGAGCGGGCCATAGCGAGCGGCTGGGGCGATGTTTTTGATCCACCTGCAGCTAGGGCTAACTCAGCGCAACCAAACGGCTACGTCGACTCCATCACCCGCGACCGTCAAGTGATGGATTCCTTCCTGGCCATGTTCCCCACCGATCAGGAGGCCGCATGATTACGCAGGAAGACTTCGGCAAGGTGCTGCAGGCCCTAAGCCGCACGCTGCCGCGTTTCAAGCCTTGGGATGAAACGGCCATGGCTTTGGCATGGATGACCTTCCCCGAGAAGGCCAAGGCTGAACTCACCCGTGAGATCTGGCTGTATGCCGCTGGGCAACGCCGTCTCGATCCATCGCCGCCCGATGACGTGCCTTTGGACCTGCAGTTGCTGAGCTACGTGTTCCGCAATGAGAACGGCAGAGCCAACGTCGAATGGGGCCTCAAGCTCGATCTACCTGATCGGATGAGCAGGCCACATGTCTTCAACCCACAGCCGGTACCAGGCCAAGTCGTGCTGCCTTCAGAACCGCCTGTCACCAACCCGCTGCTGCAGGAGGTGCCCTGGTGAAACGCAAGCAGGAATGGGTGCCAGCAACAACCTTCAAAACCATCAAGCTCAAGGCCAATGGACCTAAGGCTGGTCAGTCAGTTGAGGCATGGCAGCGGGGCAAAGACCGAGAGCAGGATCGCTTTGACGCAGCCAAAGCACGCAAGCTGCAGCGAGGTGAGTTATGAGCCTCGGTCCATTATTTGACTACTCGGCTAGCGCTAGCGAAGCTGCGAAGACGCATGCCATTGCCACGGTCGGCGCTAATGCCGGCACCGAATTCATGGAACAGGCCAAGGCCGTCATCCTTGAGCGCCTATCAGGCACCGAGTGCCTGGCAGAGGAATTCCGCCGTGTCTGCGAAGAGTCAGGCGTCACGCCTCATCACCACAACGCTTGGGGCAGCCTGACCAATCAGTTGGTCAAGGCCGGGATCCTGATCGATACCGGTCGTCTTGGCAAAAGCACCAGCATCCGCAGCCATGCCCGCCGCCAACCGATCTGGCGTGTTCGCTAGCAAAAGCTTGTCCCTAGGACTCCCTAGTGCTAGTTTTGACGCGGCGGGTTCAGACCGGTGTTCCAGCACCGCGAACCCTCACCACCAACTGACCCTCTACGTCCAGCTGCTGGCTGGTCTCAGTTTCCCATGGCTCCTGTCGCTTCTGCTCCGGTTGTCATCACACCACCGGACATCCGCATCATTCAGCTGCAGATCGAAGGCACTGCGCCTTTGGTCATCAACAAGTTTTCGGCCAAGGCCAAAGAGATCATGATGGCCACGCAAATGGCCGGATCTACTGCCAAGTCCAGAAAGAACCGCGAAGCTAAAGACTTCGAGGATCTCTACAACGGTGCTCGTCACATCAGCACCGAAGGCTGGGATGGCATTCATGCCGCTTCCTTCCGCAACGCTGCCATCAGTGCGTGCCGTGCTGCAGGCTTTGTGATGACCAAAGCCAAGCTGGCCATCTTCATCGAGGCCGATGGCTTTGATGCCGATGACATGACCCCACTGGTACGCATCACCAAGGGCGAACCACAAATGGTGATCAGCCCTTGTCGTAACGCCACCGGCGTGATCGACTTGCGCCCACGCCCGACCTATTTCCCTTGGGCTGCTGAGCTCAAGATCAAATACGACGCTGGCATCCTCACTGAATCCGATGTGGTCAACCTGATGGCTCGTGTTGGCATGCAGGTTGGTATCGGTGAAGGTCGCCCCGACAGCAAACAATCCGCCGGTATCGGCAACGGTCTATTCCGCATCATCTGATCATGAACACCACTTTCTCTTGGCATCCCAACTTCCGCCCTAAGGCCAATGCAGATGCTCAAGCCATTGGTGAAGAGCTAGAGCGGATTCGCCAGCGTGATGGAAACATCACAGTGGATGCTGCGCTTGCTGAAGCCCGCTCTGTTCATTCCCCGTTGCACCCGCTCTGCACATGGGATGACGACATTGCCGCCGAAAACTGGCGACGCGATGAGATTCGCCGCGCCATGCGTAGCCTCAAGGTCATCACGCCTGAGCTTGAGGAATACCGCGCCTTTGTTCACTGCGCCAATCCTGACCCCACTGAGCAGGGCTACTACCAACGTGTTGAGGTGGCCGTGCAGAACATCGACGAGTATGAGCTGGTGTTCAAATCAGCGGCATCACGCATCGGTGAAGCACAACGCGCCATGGCCGAGCTGAGGCGTGTGGCTGACTCAGTCAACCCTGATCAAAGCTTGCGTCGCACTGCTGTAGCCAAGGCCGACAAGGCTTTAACCAAAGCAGGTCAAGAACTCGCCAAAGCTGCGTGATCCCTTAGGCATGGCATCGCAGCATTGGCAAGGCTTGGTTTCGCAAGGCCGGGTCCGAAACGGCACCGCAGGCGAGGTGTGGCGCGACCAGGCTTGTCGCGGCCCGGCGTGGCAACTCATCGCAGGCTTGGCAAGGCTCGACATGGCCCGAAACGATTGGGCAGGTCTTGGTTCGGTCCGACTTGGCATCGCAGGTAGGGCGAGGATCGACTAGGCGGTACATGGCACGGCACCGCAGGCAAGGATCGGAAAGTTGAGACACGTCAAGGCTGGGTTGGGCAACGCAGGCTTGGTGAGACACGGTTGGGCTCGTCTCGGTTTGGCAGGCCAACGCAGGCATGGCGTGATGCGGTGCGGCTCGCCACTTCTTGGCGGGGCAAGACAACGCAGGCACAACACAATTCACTATGCAAAAAGCATTCGATCTCTCGGCTGTTCAAGCACTCCTCCAGCGCGGCATCAATGCCGGCCATTGGTCGCTCGAACACCTCGATTACCCCAGCCCGGACTATGAACGGCAGCTCCTAGACGCCCGCCGTTCTGAATACTTCGGCACCACCTACGAACCACCCACGCCTTATGCCAACCCGCTCCGATCCCCCAACACAGGCGAAGCTGTCCAACCCATCAGCCCACGCGACTTCGACGTGGCTGCAGCCACTAGCGCTAACAAGGGACCCAGAAACGTGGACCTACCGCCTCTCCAATGGCCACCAGTTCCCCGTGTCAGTCACG